CAATCGTTCGCGCCTCTGGCGCGCAGGGGCCGAGTCGCTCACCCGCGACAGAGCCTAGTCATCGAGCGCGGGAGCGCCACGTCGGGGAGAGCGAGGCCCCGACGGACAACCATACCCCGCGTGCGACCTCGCCCCAAAGCGTCCGCGGCCGCCTGCGATTTGTACCCGCAGGCGGCCGCGGGGCGCAGCTGATCCGGGCTCGTCTAACGGCAGGACGGCGGTCTCTAGTACCGCCTATCGGGGTTCGAATCCCTGGCCCGGAACCGGACCGAAAGGCTACTGAGTGACGTACGAACCGATCGTCTCCGAGTACCCGACCAGCTGCGACGAGTGCGACTGCGACATCCCGACGGGGTGCGTGGTCATCAAGCGCTCCGAGCCCGTCGAGCTCGAACGGCAGCGCATCCTGAGCCGCGGCCCGGCGACCGTCACCATCGACGGCGTGAAGTACGGCGCCGACGTCACGGTCGCCAAGACGTACAAGGAGCACACCGTCGCCGAGTCGATCGTCTGCCTCGACTGCGCCGAGCCCGAGGAGCGCGACTCCATCGAGGCCGTCGTCATCGTCGAGGCCGTCGACGCGACGCCGGTCGACATCCTCAAGATCGTGCCGACGTACGCGTCGACCTCGACCTCGGGATCCGGCGTGACCGAGGCCTGGTACGAGGTGAACCTCGGCGACTTCAAGGCGCTCCTCGGCGCGGCCTACGACAACTTCCGGAGCCCGAAGCTCCTCCCGCCGAGGGCCGCGTGATGCGCCGCTTCAAGGTCTGCCCGATCCTCGGGTTCATCGTCGCACCGTGGAAGCTCGAGCCCGTCATCGTGAGCTGGCCGCGGTGACGCCGGCTCCGGCGCCTGCGCCGCCCCCGTACCCGCCCGTCGCCCCCGCGGCGCCGGCTGGGCCGCCGCCCCCTCCGCGGCGCCCGCTCCCGCCGATGCTCCTCACCCTCCTCACGCTCGCGGCCATCATCGTGCCGCCCGACGACACCCCGCGCGTCATCCACTGACCGCGCGGTCCTTCCATGGACCCCACCGAAGCGCCCGCCCCCGAGACGACCCCCGAGACGCCGCCGAAGCGAAAGCGCGGGCGGCCGTCGAAGCTGACGCCCGAGGTCACCGCGAAAGTGGTTGCCGCGATCGAGGGGGGCCAGTTCCTCGCGGTGGCTGCGCGCCTCGCAGGCATCGGGCCGACGACGCTCCATCGCTGGATGGAGCGAGGCGAGAAGAAGGGCAAGGGCAACCCGTTCAGGGCCTTCTACATCGCCGTGCAGCGCGCCGAGGCCCGGAACGAGCAGCGCCTCGTGAAGCTATGGCGACGCCAGGCCAAGGACGACTGGCGCGCCGCCATGGAGATGCTCGCGCGTCGCCACCCCGAGCGCTGGTCGCCCCCGAAGGATCGCGTCGAGCTCGACGCCAGCGTGACCCATGGCGGCGCAGTCCGCGTGTGGCTGCCCCCCGAGGACTCGTGAGCGGACCGACCCAACGCGACATCCTCGAGGCCGTCCGCAGGGGCCGCCACGTCGTGCGGTGGTCCACCATCCGCAGCGAGCACGACGGGCACATCGCCGAGTTCACGGTCACCGGCGACGCGCTCATGCTCGACGGCGTGCGCGTGGCGGTGACGGCCGACACGCAGCAGCGGATCGCCGACACGCTCGACGCATCGCTCCTGACGACGCGGCTCGCGGACCTCCTCTGGGCGCAGGCCGCGGTCCGCATCGCGCCGCAGACGTCGACGGCCTACGACCGCATGGGCGACTGGTCTGAGATCGAGGCGCACTCGCGCCGCTGCGACCTCGCCATCTGCGGCCGCGAGGGGCTCGCAGCGAACGTCGGCAAGCACTGGGTGTTGTCCGACGGCACCGCCGGCCGCTTCGTGCAGGGCCTCGCGATGGCCTGCAACTACGGCTGGCACGACGAGACGGGGCGAACCATCCAATCGCCAGGTTTTCGCCACAACCTCGCGCACACGGACTACTCGCAGACGTGCACGCTCGTCGCGCGCGTGTGCGTCGTCGACGGCGAAGCGCGTGACCTGCACCGCATACTGACCGACCGCACGCTCGCCCCGCTGGCCTCGTCCACGGGAGCGATGCGCGTGCTCCGACAGCCCGGGGTTTCATGAAGGTCCAGCTCCGAAAGCTCGTCGACTTCATGGACGCATTCGTTGCAATCGACGGCGCCATCCTCGCCCTCGCCCAAAGCGTCGCGATCGACGACTAGGGCGACTTCAAGATGGTGAGCGTCGCGCAGCTCGTTCAGCTCGGCGTCTCGCCGTGGCCCGAGCGCGGGCGGGTCGTGAGCCTCACCATCGCCCTCGGCACGCGCGTGCTCTCGACGACGGGCTGGCGTGCGCGCGTCGACGACACGGCCGGATTCGAGGACAGCAACGTCAGCGTCGGGCACTTCGTCTGCGCGCCGGCCGATTGGACCGATGTCGAACGAGGAGACGCCGAAGCCGGGTGACTGGCGTCCGAACCCCGGGCCGCAGACGCGCTTCCTCGCGAGCTCGGCGAACGAGTGCCTGTACGGCGGGCAGGCCGGCGGCGGCAAGTCGGCCGCGCTGATCGCGATGCCGCTTCGATGGGTCGAGCACCCGAAGTTCCGGGCGCTCATCCTGCGTCGCGAGACGCCGTAGCTCACGGACCTCTGGGACAAGGCCTGCGCGCTCTACTCGCGCGTGTACCCGGCCGCGAAGCCTCGGCACGACGAGCGCCGCTGGCGCTTCCCGTCGGGCGCGACGATCTGGTTCACGCACTGCGAGCGCGAGCCCGACGCGGGCCGCTTCGATGGGCACGAGTACCAGCTCATCGCCTTCGACGAGCTGACGCACTTCACGGAGAAGCAGTACTCGACGATCTGCGCGCGCCTGCGCGGGCCGGCCGACCTGCCCAAGTACGCGAGGGGCACGACGAACCCGGGCGGCCCCGGTCACGACTGGGTGTTCCGCCGCTGGGGGCCGTGGCTCAACCCCGAGTCGCCCGTCCACGCGGCGCCGAGCGCGAAGCTCTGGTACATGCCCGGCGGCGACGCCGGCGGATGGTGTGAGCCCGGCGCGACGTCGACGGACCACGAAGGGCACGTCGTGCGCGCGCGCTCGCGGGTGTTCATCCCCGCGCGGCTCGACGACAACCCATTCATCGGCGACGAGTACCGCGCCGAGCTCCTGAGCATCACCGACCCGGTTCGCCGGGCGCAGCTGCTCAACGGCGACTGGCTCATCAAGCCGGCGGCCGGGCTCTACTTCAAGCGCGGCTGGTTCGAGCTCGTCGACGCGGCGCCCGTCGAGGCGCAGCGGGTCCGCTACTGGGACCGCGCGGCCACGCCCGACGGCGATTGGACCGTCGGCCTCAAGATGGCGCGCACCGCCAACAAGTCGCTGTTCATCGAGGACATCGTGCGCTTCCGCGGCCGGCCCGCGGAGGTGCTCGCCACGATCAGGCAGACGGCGCAGCTCGACGGACACGGCGTCGCCATCGGCATCGAGCAGGACCCGGGGCAGGCTGGCGTCGTCGAAGCGGACCTCTACGTCCGCGAGCTGCAAGGGTTCAACATCCGGCGGGTGAAGCCGACCGGCGACAAGGTGACGCGCGCGCAGCCGGCAAGCGCGCAGGCCGAGGCGCGCAACATCAAGCTCGTGCGCGGAGCCTGGAACGAGGCGTTCCTGCAGGAGGTCGAGCTGTTCCCCACGAAGGGCGAGCCCGACGACTAGGTGGACACGCTCTCCGGCGCGCTGACTGTGCTCGTCGCGGGCCTCGAGACCGTGTTCCAGGGGGCGGCCTACCGTCCCTTCTTCCCCCGTCCAAGGATCTGAATGGCCTCCACGCTCACCCGCTTCGTCGACGCCGCGCGAGGGGTCGCGCGCCTGTCGTAGAACTGGATGGGCTGGTGGAACAACCCGGACCCGCCGAAGCCGCATCCGGAGCCTCCCCGCCGTCGCGCGCCGCTCGTCGGCGAGTACTCGGACATCCCCGCGAGCGTCCTGTCGGGGTGGGACGTTCCGAGCATCAAGTCCGCGCTCGACTCGCACGAGCTTGGCCAGTTCCAACAGAGCGCGCTCCTCGCCGAGGCGATGACGCGTGACGACCGGATCCACGCGACGCTGAACACGCGCGTGCTCGCGCTCCTCGGCTGCGAGCTGTCGTTCGAGCTGCCGAAGCGCGTGAACAAGGCCAAGGCGAAGGCCGCGCGCCGGCTCGTCGCCGACTTCTGGCCCGAGATGGCGACCGAGGAGGCTACGAGCTCGATGCTCCGGTGGTCGACCCTCATGGGCTTCTCGATCGCCGAGATCATCTGGGAGACGAGCGAGAGCACGTGGATGCCGCGCCTCAAGGTGTGGCACCCGCAGTTCACGTACTTCAACCTCATCACGAGGAAGTACGTCGTGCTCACGGGCCAGGGTCCCGTCGAGGTCACGCCCGGCGACGGCAAGTGGATCGTCTACGCGCCGCAGGGGCTCTATCGCGGCTGGATGAGCGGGAGCGTGCGCGCGGTGTCGATCCCTTGGATCGGCCGGACGCTCAGCTTCCGCGACTGGCTGCGGTACAACGAAGTGCACGGGATGCCGTTCCGGAAGGCGATCACGCCGGCCGGCGCGGACCCCGCTGCGACGGAGGCCTTCTGGAACTCCGTCGTGAACCTCGGGAACGAGCCCGTCTTCGAGTGCCCGACGGGCATGGGCATGGACGGCAAGCTGGGGTACGACATCCAGCTCGTCGAGCCCGCGAACCAGAACAGCTGGGAGGCCTTCAAGGAGTTCCGCGCGGACTGCGACAAGGCCATCGCGATCGAGCACCTCGGGCAGAACCTCACGACCGAGGCGACGTCGAGCGGCCTGTCGCGCGGCGACGCGCAGAGCGAGGTCCGCCAGGACTACCTCGAGGCCGACGAGAAGACCTTCGGCGCCTGCCTACAGGCGCAGCTGCTCCGCCCCTTCTGCCTCTACAACTCCGGCGACGAGCGGCTCGCTCCGCTGCCGAAGCGCGACGTCGAGCCGCCGAAGGACGTCGCGGGCGAGACGGCCGCGCGCGCGACCGCGGCGACGACGTTGACCGCGCTGGCGACACTCAGCGTCCCCGTGGACGTCCGTCGATTCTGCGAGGACGTCGGCATCCCGCTGCTTCCGCCGGTCGACGGCGAGCCGCCTCTGGTGCTCTCGGCGCCCTTCGATTCCGTCGAGGCGCCGGCCGTCACGAAGAACGAGGCGCGCGCGCGCCGCAGGCTCCCGGCCATCACCGAGGACGGCCCACTCGTCGCCCCGCAAGCGCCGGGCGCGATGCCGTTCGACGCGGTGCCCGAGGTCGCGACGACGACGCTCGCGCGCCCCGCGCTCCCCCGCAAGGGGGCCATCGCCGGCCAGCTCTACGCCGACCGGATCGCCGACGCCCATCGCGACAAGGCGGCCGAAGCCATGCGCGGAGACCTCGCGAAGCTCTCGCAGCTCATCGAGTCGGCGGCGTCGTTCGACGAGCTGCGCGCGTCGCTGGCGACCTTCTACGCCGACATGGACCCGACCAAGCTCGCCGAGATCGTCGAGCACGCCCTCGTCCTCGCGGACCTGACCGGGCGCCATTCCTTCCGAGAGGACCACGCATGAGCGGCGCAGCCCAAGGCCAGAACCCGAGCGGCGGTTTCGACTTCGTTCAGATCGACCCGGCGAAAAACGTCAAGACGATCGATGCCAACGGAGCCGCGTCGAGCGCAAGCCTTGCGACGATCGCGGCGAATTCGGTGCCGGCCGCGTCCGCCGACGGCATCGTTCGCGCCACGCAGGACGCGACGACTGCGACGGGGCTCGCGTCAAAGGCGTGCCTGCGCGGATTCTGGCTACTCAATCACCCGCAGTCCGGCGGCGTCATCTACTTCGCGAAGGCAGGCGCTACGGCGCCGTCGTCAGACGGGACGAATTCCATTGGGTACGTGGTTCCTGGTGACCGGGTTTGGCTTGGATACGCCAACACCAACGCCGTACAGATCATCGCGAGCGCTACGACGACGTACTATTCAGTTGTGACGGAGTGACTCCGGTGGACCTGTCGCACCACGCTTATCGCCGGACGGGGCAGCTCTGGCTCGCGGACTTCACGACCCTTCCCGCGGGCGCGTGCTCCGTGCTCCCGGGGATGCTCTCGCACACCCGCGCGAGCGGCGCGACGGTGCAGACCGGGACGAGTTCGATCGTCGCGGGGCTCGGCACCGACGTTGCCGGCATCGGTCGCGGCCTCGATTCGGAGGCGCTCGCGCTGGTGCTCGATGAGGCGCGGACGAACTCCAACCCCTATTCATCGAGCGTCGGATCGTGGACGTATGCCTGGGGTGGAACCTCGGGCGCGAATGGATCTACGGACGTTCCCGATGTGGGGGCGGGTGTCGCGACTGGCAAAATATCCTATGACGGCAGCGGCACATCTGGCAACTACCGCGCCGCCGCCCCCTCCGGGGAGGTTGGATCGGGTCGGGTGTTCACGGGTTCTGCGTGGTCGCGGCTCGCATCAGGCGCGCTAGGCGCGCGAGACGTCAAATGGAACCTGAACGGGTTCGGGCTTGCGTCGCATGCCTTGGGGACCACTTGGACCCGTCAATCAGTATCGGCCGCGGTGATCGGCGGGTCGGTGGTATTTCTCGACCTTCGTGACGGCGCGGGGGTGAACTCCGCTGTCGCGTACTACGTAGCCGCGGCCCAGATAGAACTAGGCGCCTACGCCACCGAGGCGATCCCTACGGCGGGAGCTACCGCGACGCGCGCGGGCGCGCGCTTGTTCCACCCCTACCCGTCGATCCTCGCGGACCGCGGCCGGCTCGGAATCGAAATGCGCATGCGTCCGAAGTTCTCGAGCACGCAGGCGAGTCCGTACTTGTGGCGATTCGGTGTAAACTCCTATTGCTACTACTCAGTCGGGGTCGGCCTGCGGGTCACTGTCGCGGGCGCAAGCGACGTGCTCATCGGCACGGCTCCCGCGTGGTCTGCGGGCGACACGCTCGACGTGTGGATCGCAGCGGGCAACGGGGGAACGGAGACGGCAATGCGAGTGAACGGCGGCGCGCTGAGTCGCTCGAGCGATGCGACTCAGC